CCAATTTTGGCACAGGCATAACAAAGATATTGTTATCATCAGTCATTTGCGTTTGCCCTTCTTTGCCGGTGCTTTCTTTGCAGGAGCAGTCTTCTTCACAAGGCGCGTTGTCTTCACAAATGGTTGGCCGCGTGTTGCCTTCTCAAACTTCTGCCCATCTTGCTCTTCAGGGAATACCCATTCAAACCACGGCACTTCACCGTTTTGATGCTTCAGCATCTGCGCAGCATTCATTGCATGACGCGCGTCTATGCTCGCAGGCGTTTGACCACCAGCAAGTTCCTCATGAGCAAGGATCAAACTCTCGATCACAGTCTGCATTGCGTTGACGCAAGCGAGCAGCGATTCACGCTCAGGTTGTTTCTTCTGTTGATGCAGGATAAGCGCAACCAAGTCGCGCGTTTGAACGACAGTGCGCTCTAGCTCATCAAAGCCGGTGATCCTAATTTCAGCCATGCAGACCTCCTCTGATCTGCATGGACTGTAAAGGTGCGCATTTACTCAAGCAATGGTCTGTCCACAGTCTTCACCATGTCAGCCTGTCGCGCTCTGATACCTGTGCGGCTCAGTCTTCGTCTGTGAACTTCACAGCTTCAGCAGCAAAACGCTTGGCAAGGTCGAGCGTGTCGATCTTGTCACTTAGCGGCGTATCACCGGCCAAGATCAACAGAGCCACCCGCATGCGAGAATAGCCCGTGACGTACTTATGCACTGCGACGCCGATGTCTTTCATGTATTCGAGCTGATCCTCAAGATCATCGACATAGCGCGCAATATGCTTCAGCGAGTCGATCTCATGCTCATTGCCCAAACACTCCAGCAGATCAGGAACGTTCTCCGGTAAGTCCTTCCACACTCGTCTCATTGTCGGCCCTCACAATGCGCCAGAAGCCACGCTCTTCTGGATGGGGTTGCTCGATATAGCCATCAGGCGGGGATAGCTTGTAGGCCCTTAAAACGACCGTGGGGAGCCATAGGCCCTTTAGCCACCGTTTCTTCCAATGCCGGCGGGAAACCGGCTTACGCATCAGTTTAAACCCCGTATGACCGCCCTGTTGTCGCGCACCGGAATCCCGCAGTCCGTCAGGTAGGCCTGCGAGCCCTTGCTGAAGGCAATGAACTCTTCCTCCGTCAGATGCCCAGCCTTGAAGAGCCGCTCGACCAGAAGCACGTTCGCCATGACCATGCCGGCGAGCCTTGCAATGGTCTCCCGCTGGCCTTCGATCTCGCCCATAGCGTCAAGCACCACAGGATCGCGTGAGAGCCCGTACAGGTCGCCCAGAGCCTCCAGAACGTCATTCGTCTTCATCGGCTTCCTCCCGGCTCTGTGCGGCCAATAGAACCTGTCTGAGCATCTCCCGCTCGTCCTGCGTCAGGTTGCGGCTGTCGATGATGCTGTGCTGCTGTATCTGGATCGGATTGCCATTCACGCCGCTGATCTCAGTCTTGTTCTTCAGCCCGTACATGCGCGGCGCAATGCGCTCTGCGTTCCACTGCTCCAGCGAAAGCTTGTACTTCAGGAACTGAGGGTCTTTCGTCTTGTCATCCTCATACTCTTTGATCAAAGCACGAAGGTTGCTGATCCTCTTTTCCATCATCGCTTCCCGTGCGCGCGCGCAAAGAGACTCGAATTCTGGATTTGCATCCTTCCACCGATACACAGTGCCTCTATTCAAACCCAATGCATTGCAGGCCTCAGTCATATCCATTCCTTCGACCATGAGATCATAGATCGTGTCTGCTATGTCTGGGGAATAGGTTGTTACTCTTCCCGGCTTTTTCTTCACCGGCAGATTGCTGTCAGGCTTTGCATTTACATCATCAGGTTTCTTTTTAGGCATCGAAGTCTTCCAGATGTTCGAGGATCGAAGGAGGCTTTGCTGCTATTCCTGACAGTTCTTTTCTTTTGCGCTTTATTTCAGCCTTCATCTCACGCATGCGCTTTTTTCTCTCATGCTCTGAGATTACAGGAGCGGCTCTATGATATGCCATGCCTGTGGCGCTTGCGATCTCCGCGAAGGTTTTGTTTGCCTGACGCATGCGGATGATCCTGCTCTTGATAGGCGATGTCATCGGCTTTGGCGGCTCAGGCCTCTTTTCAAGCCCCATACTGTACAGCAATTCCCTGATCTGTTGCTGTCTCAGCCCATAAAGCAAACCAAGCTCTTCTACGCTTTTGCCTTCCGCGTGATGTCCCTTCAGCCGCTTGTTGCGGTACTGAATACCGGCCTGCAACGTGTAGTACCGTGCAACACGCCTGCAATACTCTTTCGCCGGCTCTCTCTCGCCACGCGGCACTTCCCTCACATGCAGATAGCCAAAGCGATCCACATATGAGGAGAATGGCTTCCAGAGGCCATCGGCCTTGGGTGTCTTACTCTTCGTCATCCTGAGCCTCGTTGCCCATGCTGTCCCAGCCCACGCGGCCCACACGCGCAAATATCTCGATCTTAGGCGTTGTCGGATATAGCGAAGCAATCATGTCCGCAAAGAACTCTGGCTTCTCGCTGTGACGCCCCAATGGCAGCTCGATCACTGATGGTGGCTGCATGCCCATCGCTGGTGCAGGCACAGTGCCAATGCGATCCTTTACCCAAGCGATGTGCGACTTGTATGTGAAGCCCCAATCGGTGAGGAGATCGATGGCTTCAGGCAGCATCGGTACAGTCGCCCACATGAACATGATGCAATCCTTGCCTGCAGGCATAACAAGCTCTGACAGGCTCTGTATTGACATCGTGGGATAGTGGTTGTCTGCGCTGCGATCCATGCCGTTATCTGAGAACGTCTCGAACTTCCACGGTGGATCGATATAGATCACGCCGTAAACCTTTGTGGTCTGCAGTGACTGCTCGATGGTCTTTGCAGCCAGTGCTTGCTCCTTCTCTTCGCGCGCCACTCGCTTGATTGCCTGATCAGGGCGAGCATCCGCTACAATCCTGTCTTGCTGCTCTGTGGGAAGTTCTGCGATCTTGGCAGCCACTGAGACAGCGACCTTGCCCTCTTCCACTGCCTGCTGCAGTTCAGACGTTCCATGATCAAGAACTTTGCGAGCGCGCTCAACTGACTTGGTACCTACATTCAATTTCTTCGCAGCGTCAGCCTTGCTGATCTTAGATGCGCCAATTGGCGCGGCTATCGTGAAGCGATTGTCGCCGGCTTTCATGTTGGCGATCTTGCCAGCGATCATGGCGCGCTGCGATTCATCCAAATGCCGGCGAGCAAGGTTGTGCGAGATGACGTAGGCCAGCGGATCGTCGCCTTCGTATTCCTCTACGTCAGCGTCAATGCCGAGATTTACACAAGCCTTGTAGCGATGCCGACCGTCGAGGATTTTACCCTCGAACAATATGATCGGTGATTGCAATCCGTTGTCACGGATGTCCTCGATCAGCGCATCGAACTGCTCTCCCGACATGACAGGGAAAAGCTTACATAGCTCGTGAATATCATAATCCTGCATCATCTCGCTTTCCCCTCTTAGCGAATAACCGGGAAGTCTTCCGACCAATCCCACTTCATCAATTGCTTGCTGACGCGACCACCCTCGCGGAATGCGTTCCATGCCTGCACCAGCAATGCATTGCGCACCACCTCGTGGATGCGGCCAGAGTTCGCGTCCATGCGATCCCTGATTGCCTTGATGTAAACGCGGCCATGACGCTGCATGTGCACCAGCTCACCAACAAATTGCGATGCCTGCTTGCGGCTCTTCATCATGAAGAAATACAGGTAAGCAGCCATAGGGCCAGCCGGGCAATAGTTGCGACGCTGTCCTGCCGGCGACAATGCGCGCGTTGACGCCTCGATCTCGACAGCATGCGTCACGCACTCGTGGAACAATGCATTGTCGAGGTTCTGCTTGTAGTAGCTATACATCTCATCGTTCGTGAACGTC